CTGTGTATTAGATACTCCCTCGCTATAATTGTCGGGGACAGTCATCAAGCGCTCGCATTCAAGACATGTTAATTTTCTATAAGTTGGGTGTTCATACCTCATGTAATCATAGTTAGCTGCGGTTAGACAATTACTTTTATCTTTCATGTTTCTACCACGTCGTGTTTTGCTTGTAGGAAAGGTAGCATCAAAACAATTACCATCTTCTATCTCTGTGTATCCTTTTTTAGTAGCTTCTGCAATGATTAACACATTATCTTTCTGTACTGTAGTTAGTGTATTAGTTTTGCCATCCTCTCTTACCTCTAGCTGTTGTGTAGTTTTACCCTTAACACTTTCTTTATGGTCAGTGCGTTTACCATTCTCATCATAGTACCTCCCTCTAAATGCTCCTCCGACTATAAGCATATTTCCATTACCTGCAGTTCCTCCACTTTGAGCGGTAAGAGAAATTCCTTTCCCTTCAGGTGAATATATTCTATCCCCTTGTCCACCTTTGTTAACTGTTCCTACTTGTATAGATTTTACTAAAACTTTAGGCTCCCGATGCCCGCCCTGCATTGTTGTCAAGGTAGGAGACTTTCCATCAGGGTGGTAAACTCTTTTGATTGAATCATTCCCCTTTAAGTCAGCGTCTCCCACATGACATAGTCCATCCTTACTGAATATAAGTTGTCGTCTGTGTTTCTCAAAGTATGATTTAAGATTCCCACCTTTAAAGTAATTAGCGTCAAGGCAATGTGACTTAGTTCTATCAGTCACTCCATCCTCTATAATGTCTTTCAATACAATACCTAAATCATTAGGCTGCGTTACGTTAGGGATGTTAGTCCAATACAACCTAACTCTGTTCTGTGCGGACAGTAGTGAACTATTTATCATGATAGGTTCTACACCTAAATCTTTAGTAATGACTGCTTGAAATTCTTTCTTCATCCTTACGTTTTCTAGTAAAAAGTATTTGGGTTTGGTCTCTTTAAGTAGTCTCACAAACTCAAAATACAATGCACTACGAGGGTCTTTGAAGTTCAGCTGCTTGCCGGCAAATGAAAATCCCTGACATGGAGAACCCCCAATCATAAGGTCTATCTTATCTAACTTTGTACCATCGACTTGAGTTACATCCCCTATGTGTAATATATTAGGGTAGTTTTTCTTGGCTATTGTCATAGCATACTTATCNATNTCNGAAGCATAGTATTTATTTACTTTTACTCCTAGTTTATCTAATGCTATCTGACCACAACTCATTCCATCAAATAGACTTAACACATTTATCTTAGCAGTCTCCATAGTTTTTAGCGTACGCTCCTTCGCAAGTTATTGGACAATCTTTAGCCCAGTCTGGTGGCTTAGACATCTCTTCCATTATATAATTTAAAGCTTCATCCTTTTCTTCTTCCCCAGCTATACAAACGATAGCGTCATGCACCGTTAACACAGGTCTATATTTGTGGCTGATAGCGACCATCTGCTCACCAATAATAATGCGAGCCAATGCTTGAACCACATTCTCAACTATTGAACCGCCCCATGTACCTACCTTACCTCTCCTACTTTTATATACATACCCTCCCTTTAATTCAGAAGTGTCCCATTCTAGTTCAGGGTAGTATATGTATAATCCATTAGGTAACTTCAGTCCTTCAGGTGTAACTAATACAGCTTCTTTTTGTCCTATATAGTATTCAGGTTTATCTTTAGGCCATGACGCAATGTCTGATAAAGCCCCATCACAATCTCGCCACAACTGAACTACCTTATCGTTTAACTCTCTGTATAAATTAACTAGTCGTTGGCATTCAGTCTCGGATAGTTCTGCACCTCCAAGTTTCAATACGTTCTGCAACTTCATCGCACCTGTGCCATACCCTAGTCCTAGAATACAAGTCTTACCAACAAATCTTTCTATCTTGTCTGCTTTAGTTAGCTTACGGTTGTATACCTTACTTGCAAACTCTAGGTAAACATCTCGCCCTTCCCTAAACCATTGGGTGACATCCTCCTGTCCTGCTAACCAAACCAATACTCGTGCCTCTATCTGTGAACTATCTACATTCATGATAACGCTATCGTCTGGTGGGATCAAAGCTTGCTTCAACGCTTTCTTCTTTGCGTCTCTTGATGGTAAGTTTTGGAAGTTAACTTTATCTGAACCTGACCATCTACCTGTATGTGCACCATAGTATTTAAGAGGGATAGGTAGTAGTCCTTTATTCCTAGCACCAATGCCTATGAAACGTTCTATTCTTGATTCTTCTATAGTAGATTTTGTACCAAGACGCACGGCACAAAGGTCTTGAATGAAGGGGTCTTCATGTTGTTGTAAGTCTATAAATCCCTCATCTGTTTTAGCTAAAGCATAGGTTTGTTTACCTGTCACAGGAGATTCTTTTAAAGGTGCTTGGACTCCTAATTCTTCTAACAAGTCAGCAAACTGATTGTTGCTTGCTAATTTCTTTCTAACTTCTTCCTCACTATCACATTCAAGTTTTGCTTTTAACCCTGATAGCAGCCCCTCTTTCTCTTTCTTTACTTCATCAAGTCTCTCCATTAGTAATGCGTCATTAACTTCAATGAGTGGTTGTGTAAACATTCTTATGGTTAAATCTATAAGCTTGAGTTCGCTGGGAGGGAAGCCTTTTATGATTATATTAAATAAACTATAGGTTAGTTCTGTGTCGTTCTTACAATACTCACCATACTGACGTAGCTGATGTTCAGGAAAGTCCTCTAGTCGTAGTCCTTTAGCATCGACTACTTCTGTTCCTTTTTGTCCTAAATTATATCTTTCAGTTAATGCTTTAAGTGAACCCCCTGCATTTGTGCCATGTAATGCTCTCGCTATACAGAGTGTATCGAAGTAAACTTTAGGGACGATGTTAAATACCCAAGATAGAATTGCCCCATCAAACATCATATTGTGACACACTAGCGCAGCGTCATCCCAGGCAATAGTGTTTAGAACATCTTGAAGTTCCTCCTGTGTTCCTGTATGCCATTTAGTCTTACCATCATTAATCTTTATGGATAGACCTATCACTTGGAACATAGGAGATTTTATATATTCTTCTGTGGTTAAGCGGTTAAGACCATATCCTTGGTCGTAGAACGTCTCAAAGTCAATCGTTATTAGATTCAAGTTTTCCCTTTCTCTCTTTTATACAAAATCCTTTCAAGTTCATCACGCCCATGTCTGATTCTATTGAGCAATACCATTTACCCCCATGGTTTATTTTAGCGTCAGACCCGCACTTACAACATACTGCAGGCCCAATTCTATTGTCTTCTTTAATTATGGTCATAACTTATTAGCATACTTTGTGTGTTCATCACGACATTCTATACTACACCACCTACGATTGTCTTTGACTTTTGCTTCGCACCATATACAACGACCTGTATTATTATCAGGCACTTCTGTATCTACATTAGATAATGTTGCTTCAAGCATAAGCCGAGTTTCTTTATCAGCATTATCTAAATCATCACTCATACCATATGACCTTTTGTCCACGGACTTTTTCTTATTCTTTGTTTCGCAGTTATGGGTTTAGGTAAGGTAACTCCCCACTTTTCTAATACTGAAATAGCTACCCCCGAGTAAACTGCTACCTTGTTCCTTGTAGTATTGGGTTTTCTATTCATATAATCTTCTGCTCTTTCTATAATCTTTTTCTTTTCTTCTTCGGTATATGCCACTTTCACTTACTTTCCTTTCGTTTTAAATTAAACAGGGTTCACAGGTTTTAACTGCAATATCATAGTCACTCATTTTTTGTAGCTTAGTTCTTTTTTCTACAATTTTTTTCATAGTAAACTCAGGCTTATCTCTTATAAAATACTCGGCCTCTAATTTGCTATGAAAACGTCTAATAGATTCTGCCTCACTATCATAAACTATATACAACATTTTAACTATCCTCCTTACTTAAGTATTAAGAACTGGTTATGCGTGTATCATTAATCTTCGCAATTACCTCCAACACAAAACTTACCATTTAATATTTCGTTAGCTAAATCATTACTTACTACCTTACGTTCAGCGTCATCAATGTGTTTTTCTAACCCTTGTATGTCATCACTTTTTAAGAGTATATTAATCTCATCAACAATAGCTTGTGCGTCATCAACATGAGTATCACCTATACTATGACGGTTAAGTAACTCTATGTGGGCTTGTAATAAACTCTTAACTCTTTTAAATAAATCTGCACTCATTTCTTACCCTCCTTTTCAATTCGTTTGTTAGCATACCATATCATTTTCTGTAAATCTTGCTTTAAGTTATTTTTATGTTTACATCTAAGTAGATATTTCCCGCATTGCCATAGTAGTGGGTCATCAGAGAAAAACTCCTCTAGTATCTCAATTGCTTCCCATTTGTGATTTGTATAATGCGGAGGGTGGTTGACTAAATCTTTCTTTGTCGAAGCGTTTCGACTTTTTTTCTTCGGTGGTAAATCTATAATTGTTATAGCCATAATTCCTCTCTAATAGTTTTTGGTAATAAACAACTCTAGCATATCAATATTTGACTCGTCAATAACTAACGACTGTCCTTTGGCGTGACTAATATCATTGAGATGTTTTTCTTGTAAGGCAGTCGGTCTGTTACCTCCACTCTTACACTCTATTCCTATAAACCTGCCGCGGTAACATGCCAATATATCAGGCACTCCACTAGCACCATACCCTCCTGTTGCAGGCATACAGTAATAACAGTCTAATTTTTTTAATATCTTTTTAACTTTCTCTTTAACTTTCTTCTCGTTTGCCACTTTCTATTTCCTTTAATTGTTTATCAGTCATCACTATCACATAAGTATCGGCATGAACTCTCCACCCTATGTCTTTAAAATCAGACTCACCATCATCTAAAAACTGGTGACGCACGTAGCAGTCAGCTTCAGATATATCTACTGACCACGGATTTTCTAT